CTCGCGGCACCCTTAAACGTATCTCCACCAGTGGCGTCAGCTTGAAATTCATCAAGCTGCTCTTCATCTATTTCTTCCGTTTCTGCGCTGGCCTCTAGCAGATCATCATCTTCAACAACCTGCTGGATTGCTTTTTTGGCCATTTTAGGACTCCTTTGACTTATTTTTAACAGATTAATCCTGTTATTAATAACACCGTTGTTATATTATTTATAAAATTTTAATGTTACAAGTTGTTTAAAAACTTTTCGAACATAGCGACCTTTTGTTCTTGAAGTTTTCTTGCAGATTTAATTCCTACAGTCTTTACTTCATCGACTATTAACATGGTACGATAATTCTTCGCGGCCGCGTCGTACACCCACTCTACCCCTTCCATTACACCGTTAACAAAGGCCTCTGGTGCTGAAGGGTCTGCAACAATATCAGCTGCTGTCGAAAGCATAAAATCTGATTGTACTTCTTGCATTCCACCACGCTCGCGTATAGTTCCCATACCTCTAGAACTTACACCTAACTGCGCGCCTTCATCAATTAAATTCTTTACGATGTTACCATACGGAGTATCTAAAATTTTTGCCTTGCCAATAAAATTAGCGCCACTCGGCTTTAAAGATTTAATCATATGGGATACTCTTTCGAGGTTAATAGTTGGACCCTGAGGATGTCCCAACTCACCATATGCTTTATTCTTTTGAATATATTCTTTATCGTACCGAGTTGCCTCTTTAGCTAAAACTTTACCAGGATACATTCTACCATTACGGTTCTTAATGTCTCCTTGCATGAATACACCTTCAATGAAATAATTTTTCTTACCAGTTTTCTCATCTTCTTCAAAGATATATTCGACCGATTCATTAATTTCTGTGATTAATTTCATTGCGTTATCCTATTAGTACTCTGTGGTACTATAATTAGAAGTCTTTTGAAGCTCGATTATTGCTGTACTGTTTGCATCGGAAAATGTTACGTTGATCGCTTGGTCGTTATTTGCACTAAGCGAAATGCCAGCACCTTTTAAATCCCAATCGAAAGTTGTTTCAGAATCGCTTAGAAGCACTACAGTTGTGTTACGTTTTATTGACAATGTACCAGCACCCGAATACCAAATGCGCGTAATATCTGCAGCACTAACTGTTTCTGCAACTCCGGCAACTGTCGATGCTGCTAGATTAGCCAACGTTAAATTAACAACTCCTGTCGAACCGGACTTATAAAGTAATACTACTTTACCTCCGCCTGGAGCTAAATGATTTGCTAAAATTTGTGATGCCATTTGTTAACCCTCCACGCGTATTGAATCAGCAAATTCAATCATCTGGTTGTATCCATCCAATGTAGCAAGGGACTGCTCAAATTCTTCTGTGTTCTTCTCGTTAAGAGAATCATGTACGTCACGAAGAATATATGCAGTGTCTACATCAACTTCCACTTCATCGCCATTTGCAAGTGTATGATTATAATAACCATCTTCATGTGGTTGTATTTCATCGGTATAAAAATGGCCAAGTAAAGAGTGTGACTCGAAAGTTAACTCATCTTCCTTTGCCATCTTAGCGTCAGCATCCTTGCTATAGCGCTTAACAAAATCCGAAGTATTCTTTTTCATACCTTTGACGATAGCTTCCTTCTTACGGATTTCCCCTTTAGCTAAAGTCTTTTCATACACTTCCTCGTCTTGTCCGGGTTCCAGATCAGCTAGATGCTTATGTTGGTTTTGTTTTGAACCTTTGAAAATTTCGTAGTTGCTTCCACCCTTTGGCGTTTGTGGGTAATCAGTTTTTTGGACGATATGCTTATCTACAAAAGCCTTATCACCAGGTGACTTCGGATTCGTATAGTCTGATTCGTCAAGTAGTTGTTTCAGAGTCTTCATCTGTTTCCTCTCCTGAGCCTTCCTCTGGTTCATCTGCTTCCAATGCTTCTATCTCAGCATCCGTTAATTCCATTTCAACACCATCGACAGGATCGTCGGTTACTTCTACTTCTTCAGGCCCATCACCAAGTTCGGCAGTAGGATCAAATCCCGCTAACTTCGCCGCGACTTTTTGCCTTATAGCTTCTACACCGGCATTAACTTTACCGTGCATCATCTGACCAAAAGCGTCACCAAATTTAGCAGGTTTTCCTGAACCAGCGAATTTAATTATATCTTGTATACCGTATTCGGGCATTTGTTATTCTCCATTATACATATTTATAATACTTTAAGCAGGGGGCTCTTCTTGGGGCTCTTCTCCCGGCTCAGACACTGGGCGCCCCGCGGGTTCAAGGTCCGGATGTATGTCTCCCTGCTCTTGTTCGCCTGCTATCTCAGCATCCATGGCATCAATCTCTTCGTCCGTCATACGAAGGACATTCTTTTTTGCCCAACGCTGTGAGAAATACCTACCCATATATGGATCAACATTGTTAAGAACATTAATCCGTTCAGTCTGTATCTCCATCTCTTTCAATTCTGTGAAGTGATTGTCTTCCATGAAATCATAACGAATGTCTTCTTTAATTTCATTATACTCATCGAGAGTCATGATTTGTTTAAGAACCAGCTGCCTCTCCATTACTTTTTCAAATAATTGAGAGAAACGATTACGAATTCTTCCAATAAACTTATGGAATTTCAATTCGTCTCTACTAATTTCAGCACTTCTACCAAGTGAGAATCCAGTTTCTGGCTCTAGTCTCGATACAGGAACATTCAATGATCTGTATAATTTCTTTTGGAAGTATACTACATCATCCATCTCACCTAAATTCTGGCCACCAGGAAGAGTCGTTATCTCAGTACCTCTACCACCCTCACGGCGAGGTAACCAATAATCTTCTAGCATAGTCATAAACTTACGGTCATCTCTGATGTCACCAGTAGATGCATCGTACACTAATCTGTTTTTATGCTTCGCCATCATGTCACGTAGATATTGCTCAGCTTTCATCTTAGGAAGATTGCCAACATCGATATAGAAGATACGACGTTCTGGTGCTCTTGCTATCCTATAGATAACAGAAGCATCTTCTAATATCCGTAACTGATTTAATGGTTTAATTGCTTTATGTAAATGAGAAAGGACTATTCTATTATCCTCACTCATTAATCCTGATGAACAAAGGATAATTGCATCACGTGCTATCCTAACTCCCTGCTCACCAGCTGCTGATGTAGGAGTTGCTCCTGGATATCCAGTAAACCCCTTTTCATTATACATGTAGTATTCTTCTTTGGTTTGCCTGATTGTTACGGCACCACCACCTTCACCAACTCTTTTCTTTTTCTCAGTTCTAACCTTTTTAATCTTTCTAGGATCAATGAACCGTAATTCTACAATACCTTCATCAGGTTTCTTAGGATCAATAATTACATGATAGTAAAGTCTACCATCAATATACCAGTGCCTAAAAATCTCATAACCTTTGTTACCAAAGTCTAAGAGTTTTTTTGTTTCATTAAATTCATTTCTAAGAACTTCTTTAATAGCAGGAGAAGTATTGACACTATCTAAATTTATGTCAGCAATTTGATGCTCTTCACCATAGATAATAGTTTCATTAACGATGTCATCAATAGCTAACTCACACTCCGGCTGTAAAGACATACGTCTATACCGGGTGATTAGCTCTGCGTCGGTACGGGTTGAACCTTCTAGATCGACGTAGGTCCCATAGACGCCGCCTTCAGCAACTACCATGGAACCTTCGTCGTCGATTATCGGTGCAAACGATCCTAGATCTTCTTCTGTTTTTGCACCCGATCTTTTAAATTCAAACCCAAATAACTGTGCCATATTATATCACCTTATTGTAATTATAATTATATATTAAGTGCCGCCGGCATTACCAGTAGCGCCGCCAACCTCCCAATGGTCATATTGGAACGTAACGGTAAACATTTCAAGAGTATCCGTCGTATTCCAATCTAAATCAATAGGAGATATCTCCGTTGGAAATAATCCATTGAAAGTATAAGTCCGTAATGGAAGACCGGTCTTACCAAAATGAGTTACATTTGCATTCGCTTTATAAAGACTTGGTGAAGCGCTACCAAACCCTCTCAAGTTACCAAGAAGTGAATTGATACTACCGCTCCACTCTTCCATT